AGATTTCGTGATTGAACCGATTGAGAAATTTGAACCTCAAGCTGACGAAGATGAAGTGCCAGATGTTGTTCATCCGATTACAAGACGAGGCGATATTTGGTTGCTCGGAAATCATCGATTAATGTGCGGTGATAGCACAATGATTGATGATGTTGAAAAGCTCATGAATGGCGAAAAGGCAGATATGGTGTTTACTGATCCCCCATTCCCAAACAACTCTGGAATAATGCATGAAATGATTGAGAATATTGATGTTGCATTTGCAAACTCAAGGATTTTTTGCAACGGGATGAGTATTTGGTTCTGGGACAATATAGGTTTTCCACCATTCCAAGAGAGTGTTACGGCCAAACACATTTGGCACAAAACAAATGGATGGCAAGCAGGGCATTTTGAAACAATGTATGTATTCCATAACGACGGGAAAAGGCACGAGCAATTAGTATTTAATTGTAACAGCGTAGGTGGAAACAACAAGAGAGAAGAACAGGGTAATCACCCCACCCCGAAACCAGTAGAGCTTCCGATATTAATTTTTGAAAAACTAAAATTTGCAAATTCTGTCATTGATCTTTTTTCGGTTTCAGGTTCAACACTAATCGCTTGCGAAAAAACAAGCCGAAAATGCTACGGCATGGAGCTGGATGAAAAATATTGCGATGTAATAATTAACCGATGGCAAAACTACACTGGCAAGAAAGCCACACTTGAATCAACAGGTCAAACATACGAAGAACTAAAGGCGGAAAGAGATGAGTAGGCCAAAAAAAGAAATAGACGGGGAAGTAGTTAAGAAGTTAGCTGCACTAAATTGCTCTATGGAAGAAATAGGCCATGTGGTTGGTTGCTCCGTGGATACTCTTGAGCGAAGATTTGCGGATGTTATAAAAGAGGGGAGATCCCATGGAAAGGTTAGTTTAAAAAGAAAAATGTATGACACCGCTATAGCTGGAAACGTAACTATGATGATTTGGTTGTCAAAAAATATGCTTGGTTATACCGAGAAGATTGAGCAGAAATCAGATATAACTAAAGAAGAAACTGAAAGGTTAATATCAGAAGCTAAAAACCTTGCAAAAGAAATGAGTGAACTTAGGCAATGAATATAATCATAAGGCAATCTAAAGAGGATGATCTAAACTTCATCCTGGCTTCATGGATAAAGTCTAGCTATTCAAACATAACAGGCTATAGGGAGCGTTTTGGCGTATATCATAAAGGTATGGAATCGATTATTCGAAATAAGATCAAGAATAATCAATTCCTTGTTTACGTTGCCTGTCTAGATGACGATCCAGATTTCATCATTGGATATGGAGTGTTCGGGATTGATTACACTCTTCACTTTGTATTTACTAAGCAAGCTTTTAAGAAAATGGGTGTTTGCAAAAAGATCATGCAAAACTTTTATAAATCAAAGAAAGAAATATTAACTTCTTTTTGGTGTTCAGACATAAATTACATTAAGAAAATGTATCAAGTGGAATATAATAGATTTAAATTTTTCATGGAGAGTTAGAATGAAAGTTATCAATGCCACATTTAGTGTCGCCGTAAGAATGCCAAACTTTAAGAATGAGAACTTTATTAAGGCCGATGAATTTACTTCCCTCGACTGGGATTCAAAACTGGATGCCCTTATCATTAAGCAACAAGGCAAGAAAGATGCCGCCATCGTATTTAGAACTAACATTTCACAATTACTTGTAGAGTTTCCTGAAAAGAAATAATTGAACGGAAAGCTGGCAGAGTGGTCTATTGCACCGGTTTTGAAAACCGGCATACCGAGAGGTATCGGGGGTTCGACTCCCTCGCTTTCCGCCACGAATAATGGATAGAACAGCTAGACTAAAATTAATCATGGAAGAGCTTAGGCGCAGAGGTGTCTTTGCCATACCGTCTTTTTTAGATCCAAGCTTCCCAGCACAATATAAAGCGGCCATGGATAAATCCTTTCTAAAAGCTATCCAATGCACTCGTCGTGCCGGTAAATCAACCGGAGAAGGAAAAGAAACCTTGCAATCAATGTTTGATGTTCCTGAAAGCAATCACCTCTATGGAGCACTTACCCTCTCAACGGCAAAATCGATTATATGGGATACACTTCTAAAAGAGTTGGAGGATAGAAAGATTGGTTATAGAGCAAACGAACAGCAGGGAATTCTTAGGTTAGAGAATAAATCACAGTTAAGACTATTTGGATTAGATTCGTCCTACAAAGAGATGAGGAAAATTCTAGGATCAAAATATAAGACCGTTAAAATCGACGAAGCCGGTTCAATAACTCAAGATTTGAAACGAATATGCTATCAAATGGTCATGCCTGCGTTAACCGATGTAAATGGGCGGCTTACTTTACTTGGGACGGCGGAAAATATTCCTAAAACATTCTTTGAGCACGTAACAACCGGCAAAGAACCTGGTTGGTCAATCCATAAATGGACTGCTTTTGATAATCCATACATTGCTGAAAAATGGAAAGAACATATTGAGTGGATTGATCAATTTAATCCAAGCTTTAAATTAACAAGTGAGTATAAAACCCATTACCTAAATGAATGGTGCGCTGATGATAAACTATTAATCATTAGAATCAATGAAGACACTGAAATAGATCCAGTTAGGATGATTGGCCCTACATATATTTTGGGAGTTGATATCGGGTACAACGATGCCTGCGCTTTTACCCTGGTTGCCTTCCATTCAAAATCTCCAATACTTTATGTCGTATCATCTCAAAAAGAACCTGAACTGGATATCACCGGAACCGCTGAAAGGATTAAAAGCTATTTGAGAAGTTACCCTATCGCTAAGGTTATCATCGACGGAGCAAACAAGCAGGGCGTGGAAGAGATGAAGAACCGGCATGCAATACCATTAATCCCAGCAGAAAAAACAGATAAGGCATCATTCCTAAAAATTCTTTCAGATGACATAATTCAAGGGAGAGTGCGATACTTTAGGAGAGCTTGTCAGTCGCTTATTGATGAACAAATGGTCTTGCAATGGGAAGACAATACACGCCAGCGTGAGGATCAGAGAATTCCTAATGATCAAAATGATTCATTTCTCTATGCTTGGAGAGAAGCTAGAAACTATTTATGGAAAGAAGAAGTAAAACCAAAGGATATAAATTCAGATGAGTATATGGATGAATACGCTAAAAGATTGCTTGATCAAAGGAAGCGACAAAATGAATTCTAAAAACATTGAGCAGATTAATGAGTTGTTAAAAGTGTTAAAAGAAAATGGGGTTGAGTATTTTAAGGACAGTAACCTTGAGATTAAAATATCCCCTGTTAAGCTACTTCACGCTGTCGAGGAAAAGCTTGATAAAAAGAAAGAAGAAGTATCTGAAGATGATTTGTATTATAGCGCATCGAAATTTAAACCAAGGAATAAATAATGGAATATGAAATACCGTGGTGGAATCTTGAAGAAGGGGATAATGTCCACAAAAAAGTTTTTGCAGTAGCAGGGAACATTAGGCGCAACCAAACTGCCCAGGAGGATTTAGATGAACGACATTTCCGTTTGTATTCAGGTCTTCCTCTTTATTCTGCTTTTACGTTTAATCTTACGTTCGATACGTTAGACGCTAAGTTCACAATGAACGTGGTTCAATCTGCCACAAATACTCTCGTATCTAAAATTTGTAAAAATAAAGTAAAGCCAACATTTTTAACAGATGGCGGTGACTGGGGCATGCAACAACAAGCAAAGAAGCTTGATAGATATGTTTATGGCCAGTTCTACAAAATGAGGATATACGAGGAAACAAAGAAAGCATTTAGAGATGCTTGTATATTCGGAGATGGTTTTATTAAGCATTGGCATGATTCTCAAGGTAACATCCACTGTAAAAGAGTTTTCAAGCCTAGCCTAATTATCAATCAAGCCGAAGTCATGTTCGGACAAGAGCCGAAAACTGTTTATGAGGTTAGGATCGTTGATAAATTAACTCTAAAACAAAAGTATCCAGAGTTCAGCAAAGAAATTGACGAAGCTTCCATTTCAGATGTCCCATTCTTTGTTGATTCGTTTGAATCCAATCATCAGCTTGCCGTAGTCATTGAAGCATTTAGGGCCGCACATGTTACCTACGACAAGGAAGGTAAAGAAGTTAAGCATAAAGGGAAGCATTTCATTGGTATTTCAACCGCCACGTTCCTTTATGAAGACTTTGAGCAGGATAAGATCCCATACATAAAGCTATCTTATGTTCCTAATGCCGTTGGATTCTACTCTAAAGGTGTAGCGGAGATTATCACTGGGCACCAAATTGAAATCAACAGAATGCTTAGAAGGATCTCAAGATCAATGAATCTTATGAGCTCTCCAAATATTCTCATCGATTACATGAGTGAGATTGTTGACACCCATTTTAATAACGAGGTCGGGACAATCATTAAATATAAGAACACTCCTCCAATCTATAACTTTCCTAACGGGATTAATCCTACAGTTATCGAGTGGTTTATTCTTGTATATCAAAAAGCATTTGAAGAGCTTGGTTTATCTCAATTAACAGCACAGTCCCAAAAGCCTGCTGGCCTTGATTCTGGAAAAGCACTTAGAGAGTACAATGATATTGAGACTGAAAGATTTGCTGAATTAGCTCAATCCTGGGAACAGTTCCACCTTGATATCGCCGATGCAATCATTATGCACTCAAAGATCATTGCGGACGCTGGAGGTGAGCCGGTTGTTCTTTCACCTGACAAGTTTGGTGCTCAAAAGATTGATTTCAGAAAGATTAAATTAAAGCATTCAGAGTACATCATGCAAACTTATCCAACATCAATGTTACCTAAAACACCTGCTGGAAGATTGAGCTACGTACAGGAAATGCTTGCATCTGGGCTAGTAACTCCAGAGGAAGGATTGTCTCTTCTAGAGTTCCCAGACATCACAGAGATTACCGAAAATAAGAATGCTTACATCGATGATATTAGATACACTGCTTACTTAATCATTAACGATGAGCAATACAACCCGCCTGAACCATATCAGAATCTTGATTACGGTATCTCTTTTATGAATTCGTCTTATTTAAAAATGAAGACAAGAGGATTGCCACAAGAGAGATTGGATTTGTTGCAGAAATGGATCAATGATGCCCTATCTCTTAAAGAGCGTATGAGTATGCCTCCAGAGATTCCTATGGAAATGCCAGTTGAAGAGTTACCTTTAGAACAAAGTTTAGATACTACTCAAGGAGTTTAATCGAGTATGGAAAACATCACTTCATCAATTATTGAATCAGCAACTTCTACCCCGGTTCCCATGGCGCAAGAATCTTCTAGCGAAGTCGAGATTAAGCAGGATTCGCCTGTTGCCTCTATGGATGATGACATGTCATCTAGGCTTGCCATTCTATCTAAGAAGGAAAGAGGAATTCTAGAGCAACAAAAGAAGCTCGCTCAAAAGATGAAAGAGCTTGAAGAGAGAAACGCTAAGCTATCACAGTGGGAAGAATGGGATAGGCTTTCTGTAGAGAATCCAGCGGAGTTCTTTAAGAAGAAAGGATTACCTTTTGAAGAGCTACAAAAGAAAATGATTCAATCTTTAGAAGATGATGAATTAGATCCAATACAAAAACAGATTAAAGACCTAACTCAAAAGCTGGCCAGTAAAGATGATGAGTACAAGAAGCTATTAGATGAAAAGCTTAACGAAAGGGAAAATCAAAAGAAGCAACAAGAGATTGAGGAGCAGTCTAAGTATTATAATCAGGAACTAAAAAAGTTTATTTCTGAAAAAGCTGAAGACTTTGATCTAATTAATACTTTTGGTGCAGCGGATGAAGTTTTTAATGTGATCAAAACAGTCTATTTGAAAACAGCGGAGTCAGGCACTCCGAAATTGATGACTTTTCAAGAGGCTTGCGATTTATATGAAAAAAAGCTTGAAGAATTAGTTAACGGTATGCAAAAATCAAATAAAGTAAAAAAAATCTTTGGCGTATCAAGCGACGAAGATCCTATCGGCAAAATGTTTGGCCAAAAAACTCTCGATGACTCGTTTGCCCCATCATCAGCTCATAGTCCAGAGCTAAAAACAGAAGAAGAAAGATTGAAGGCAGCGGCAAAACTTTTTGAACAACAATTTAAATCAATTTAGGAGTAATTTATGACAGCTTCGATCATTAATATGGCAGCAATTTTAAAAACTATTTTCCCTTCAGGTCTTCCAAAAGATGCTACCTATAAGGATAACCCTCTTCTAGCTCTTATGCCTAAAGCTACTGACTTCTATGGTGAAGATGCTAAGGCCCCATTGAAGTACGCTCCAAACGCTGGCCGTTCTTCCACTTTCGCAACAGCTCAAGAAAACTCAACTAACGTTAAAAACGTTGCATTCAGATATTCTCGTAAATCTGACTATGCCGTTGCTCGTATTACAAACGAATTGATTCTTGCTTCTAAGAACAATTCTGGAGCTTTCGTTTCTGCTCTTAAGCAAGAAATTGATTCTGCTCAATTAAACGTTTCTAACTCTGCTGCTCAAGCTGTTTATGGAAACGGTTCGGGTGTTATTGGTCAGCTTGCTGCCTCTACAACTCTTGCCTCTACTACTATCCAGCTTAGAAACATCGAAGACATCGTTTTCTTCGAAGTTGATTACAAGATTAAGCTTTCTGCTGCTAACGGCGGTGGTTCAGTTCGTTCTGGTGTTCTTACTGTTG